AGGTAGAAAATTTTTATTTAGGTATGTGCAAAGGGGACAAGGAGTTCTTGCCCGTTACGTTAGAAGCGATGAGTGCTTACTTAGAAAATTGCGGGGAATCAAATATACTTCATTACGTTGGATTAAACCAATTAACAAAAAGATTTAAAAATCGCTTGACAAGTGCCGAGCAAGTTGCGACATTGTTGGACATGGGGGCGAGTAAGGATCAAGTTGATTCCTGCTCTAACTCAAAACAAAGGTGCGATCTCTTTCGCAATATAACTAAAATAAAATATGGAAAATAAAAAACAAAATACTCAAGTATTGAGAAAAAAGTTGCAGGGCATACAATGCTCTTTGAAAGCCCCAAAAGGGCAGACTAACAAATTCGGTGGATATAACTACCGATCCGCAGAAGATATACTTAATGCAGTAAAACCGCTTCTAGGCGAGTGGGCGTGTAGTATATTAATACATGATGAAATTGTCCAAATCGGTAATAGGATCTATGTGAAGGCTACAGCAACTTTAGCTGATAGCGATAGCACGGATCACGTTTCTTCTTTTGCATTTGCAAGGGAACCCGAAACTAAGAAGGGCATGGATGAGGCTCAAATTACGGGGAGTGCTTCTAGCTACGCCCGTAAATACGCTTTAAACGGACTCTTTGCTATTGATGATACAAAGGATCCCGATGCTACTAACACGCACGGCAAGCAATTACCGCAAGCTGTTTCTGCACCAACTGAATTTTAATATTATGGCAATACAATACATAAATAGTGGCGGGCTATTCATAAACGACCGCAAAGAAAAGGAAGCTCACCCCGATTATACGGGAAGGATGACTGTTGATAAGGCAGGTCTTTACTATATAAAGGGTTGGAAACGTAGCACAAAGAACGGGCAACCAATGCTCAGTATCGCTTGTGATTATGCTCCAGATGATAAGCAACCAATACTAGAAGATGCATCTGCACCAAAGATGCCTTCACAACCCGTTAATGACGAAACACCATTCTAATGAATGATCTTTACACCAAGAAGTGGTGGGAAGAATTTCGCCAAAAACAGATAGAGGAGATTCTTGAGATCACTTCTCAAAAGAACTGTGATTACACGGGTGGCAATTCTTGCAACAATCCATTTGAAAATTTTGATGGGAGCAAGGATTTTGGGGTACCCCCCTTAGTAGGGGTGTGCCTAAGGATGCAAGATAAATTCCAGAGGGCAAAAGCATTTTGTCACGATGGAAACCTAAAGGCGAGTACTGAAGGCGATCAAGTTAAGGATATTTTTCGAGACATGATTGGCTATTCTTTAATTGCTTTAGGTATGCTTGAAAGAGATAAATAGGGTATACTAGCCCCTCTTGTTTTTTATGAGCGACAAGGGGGGCTTTTTATTTTTAAGGACAATGAACTAATGAAAGAAATTACAGATTTAACGGACATGGCTTTGCGTATAGTTGAACAAGCACAAGCCACAAAAAATAAGAATGAAATACAAGTACTTCTTAAATCAACAAAACAAATAATAAATCAAATAAAGGAACAAAATGATAGAAACGGAAATAGTGGGGGTACCCCACAATGAGGAAGCTGAACTAAAGGTAGTAGCAACTTGCATTGATGCGGGGGATTCTACGCTTTATGATGAAATAAATAGCGTTATCGGGGTCGATGACTTTTTTACTCTTAGGGCTAAGTTGCTCTATGGCTCCATAAAACATTTATGTGATAACAACGAACCGCTTACTGAGGTTTCTGTAATGGAACATTTAAAGTCAGTAAGAGGTGTGGATGAGGTTGGCGGTATGGCAGGATTGCTATCCGTCATGGATAGTACAACGACTGAACTTGACCTTAAGTTTTGTGCCAAAACTGTAGCCGAGAAATCAAGGCTACGCAACGTAATAAGATCGTGCAGATTAGCACAAGAGCAAGCTGAATCCGAAACTGTACAATCAGATGAGATTAGATCAAAGCTAGAAGCTGACCTTGAGGATGATAAGATTGATTCTGATGGTCTAACCCTAAAGGAAGCAACTGAAAGCATTTCTAGTGACATTGATTCAATAATGAACGGAACCTATGTTGCTGACGTTATTACAACAAATATTGGTAGACTTGATTTTATGTTAGGTAGTGGTGGCATCGCATCTGGCGAGGTTCTAACACTATCCGCCCCGACTTCATGTGGTAAGTCAGCGTTAGCTCTTAACATAGCTCTTAATTGTGCAAAGAGGCAGGGCAAGGGGGTAGGTATTTTTTCTCTGGAAATGCCCAAAAAGCAGATTACCAAAAGATTGATACAAACTTTATCGGGTATTAATTATAGAACGATAGATGGTACTACTGATGGTTGCAGGAGAGCAGACGCATTTAAAAGGCAGGGCGAGGAGTTAGATGATATGAAGATATATACTTCTCACTCAGTAAAGGGTGCTGATGATCTTGCCTCACAAGCAAGGAGTATGGTCAAGAAGCTAGGGGTAAAGCTCCTTATAATTGATTACTTACAATTAATTCCTTTTGACACAAAGAACATGGGCAAGGCTGAAGGGATTGCAAATATCTCTCATAGGATAAAGCAAATGGCTTTGGATCTTGATGTTGCAATAATTTTACTAGCTCAAGTCAATCGAGAAGGAGCTAAACGTGATGGTGGTCTAAGCCTATACGATCTAAAGGATTCTGGGGACATTGAGAACGATGCTGACGTTGTTCTTTTGATGTATCCAAGCCAAGGGGACACTGAATCCTCTAAGAAAATGGATTCTAAAGGAGCTTATACGGAGCTAATCTATAAGATAGCCAAGAACAGAGAAGGAGAACGTGATATAGGGTGCTTCTTTAAACACTATCATTGCATAGGAAGGTTTGAATAATGAGAAAAGTAGTTAATTACAGAAAAGTTATAAGCACGGCACCAAGGTCAGTCGTTGAATCAATAAATGAAAAATATGATTGTATAGCGTCCGTTCAAATAAGAGAAGTGTCTGATCTGGGCGGGATGGTACGCAAAGAGTTTTGTCGTATGCTAAATATTGACGGAATAAATGGATGGGGAATTAACAAAAATGGATGGAAACATTCCAAAAGAACTAAGAACCAAAAAAGGGGTACCCCCAAAATCAAAAACTTGACAAAATCCGTATAATGATTTTTATTAAAAACAATAAGGGAAGCTGAATAAGTAATTATCAGCAGAGAGTTTGTTTCTTTCTCTCCGTTTAAACCCTTGTTACCCTATCCCTTAACGGGGGTAGGGTTTTTTTATGGAATAGGGGTACCCGTAGGGGCTACCATTGGTAAATCAGTACTAGGGGACTGTTCTGAATCTTTATATGGGTTCTCTCCCGATTGAAATTTTTCTAATCTTTCTTCAGATAATCTACCTTCAGAAAGAATCTTACTATAGACTACGTCTAATTGATTGCGAAACTGAGGATCCGCATCCGCTTCATCTGCAAGCGTACGAATACCATTTTCGCCCAAAAATAAACCATAAGTAATTACTTCCATGAAATCTACATAATCTTTCTCCGTTACAATATGCTTCAATCTAACGGGGGATTTTATTTGTGCGAGATATATTAATTTTGCGTAACGATCAGCAACAGCACCACCTACATTGCTAAAGAAACCGCTTATACCACTTAGACTAAAAGCAAAACTTTGACGAATAACGGCTTCACCAACTTCATCTGTAGAAAATTTAGCTAAAAGTTCATTTGCCTCTACTGCTCTATTGTATTGTTCTAACCCCATTATTTCAATAAGGTTAGTTTTATTATCAACCAGTTCTGTTCTAGTTTTAACTGGATCCCATAACTGAATATTACCTAGACTAGTTTGAGCTGTATCGGATCCACGACCACCCTTTTCCATTATGTCTTGGAATACAGCCCTTTCAAATGGTTCAATTAATTCGGGAGAATCGGACTGCAACCTTTTCATAAAATCCTCAACATCTTTTGGATTAGATCCAAGTATAGCATCAGAAAAAGTTTCTAGACTAGCTGAAGATTCAGGAACAGGAACTTCTCCTTTATTCCAAAGTTTTAGTAATCTATTTTGTACTATATCATTAAAAACCTTTTTAGCTTCTACTTCTTGTTTTGCTATTTCAACTAATCTTGCTTGCTGATCGCTAAACCCGTCCTTCATTAATTGCTCAAATGTTTCAGCAGTTAAACCTTCTATGTATTCATCTTTAGCATCCGTAAATTTAGCAATTTCTTCAAATTGTTTAAGCGTCTTAGAGATTGTATCTTGATATCCTGCACCCCAAAGAGCCTCTAGCATAGATACTTCATCAGCATCAATAGTTAGACTGCTCTTATTTATACTTTTACCTGCTTCTAAACCTTTTCTCTTTAACCAAGCGTCTTGAAGTAACTTTCTTGCCTTTGCGGGATCAGCAGAATTTTGTATAAAAGCATCAACTGATACAGCATCATCAAGTGCTGTTGCATTAACTTTAACTCCTGCTAATGTAGTATTAGGCATAAGTTCATCTAGTGACTCATAGTTAGGACGACCATTAGTTTCAATTTGTTTCTTAGCTTCTGCTATTGCTTTATTGTAGTTAGTGTTATCAGTAGTTTTAAGAACACGGCTCATCATTGTGCTTCTTAGTGGAACAACTTCGTTCTGAAAAAAGTTTTGAGCTTGGTTGTATAGCTCTCTTTGTTCCTGTGTTACTCCATAAGCAGAAACTCCAGTTGCTACTTCATTTGGTTCCATTGCTCTTAATGCATCAACAGCCTCTTGCTTAGTTCTAAATACCATTAAAGGTGAATCATCTTCATCTATTACAGTAAACCTTCTATCAGCAGGAAGATCAGGTCTACTTTGAATAGTATAATTTTTTCCGTCTCTAGCGATTACATTATACCCCATTATTTTTCTATTCCCAGAACCCTTTACATAATTGGGATTTATATTAGGAGTTATTTCAAATTCAGCAGTCTTAGGATTGTTTAATATTTTATTACGCAAATCAACGAGTTTATTAGTTACATCTTTATAAGCAACTTCATCAATAGCGGTACCTTGTTTATCAAACTTAATGTTCTTTTTAAGCATTTTGATAACATTATCAAGATCCCTAAAAGAAATAATTTCATCACCTAAGTCATCTAATGTTTTTACAACATTACCTGCTTTATTTACTCCGCCTGTAGACAGAATATTTATTAACTCACCATCTTCGTTAAAAACACCCTTATTTCTTGCTGATCTAAATGCGGGCATTAAATCACTAATAGGAATATCTACAGAATCAAGTAATTTATAGGCATTATCAAAATATAACCCTGATGTTGCTTCATTATCAACGAACTTATATTGTATATTTCTCTGTTGTTCCCTTCCAATTACTTCTGTAGTTTGATTGGTATTAGTAGCAAGATTTCTTGCTTTTTTTTGAATTTCTGCATTATAAGCTTTAACTGCTTCTTTCTTTGCTTGTGCCTTAAGTGTTGTTTCCTTTGTTTTACTAAGCAATTTTTTTTCATCACCCAGATTAACCATAACTCTTTCTATAGCATCAAGATCATCTTGCATCTGAGTAACAGTATTGTCTAAACCCCTTCTTAACATACGATCAGCAGTTTCTTCAGAAAGATTTTCAAAACCAAATTGATCAGTAAATACCTGTCCTTGTATTTCTCTTATATCCGCCATTAATCTTCCTGCGGAACTTTCTGGATACCTTCCTGCTATTTGTCTGAACCTTTTAAATTGTTTATCTGTTCCTCTTAAAGCATTTGGAATATTAATTGTGTTGTCATCGGCAACCTTTCTAATTGTTTGTAAAGAAGAATTAGCACCCTCTGGAGATAAGAAAAACTTTTTTGCTCCAAATTTGCCTAATCCCATAGTACCTGTTTCAATAGCAAAATTAAAAGCCATTTCTTTAGCCCTTCTCTTTGCTATTTCTTTACCTTCAACTTCAAGACCCATTAATTTTCTTGCAACTACATCTTGAATTCCTCCAACAGCACCTTCTGCGGCACTACTAGCAGTAGCGGTAGCAAGAATAGGAACTGCACCTGCTGAACCTATTCCTGCGGGAGCTGTTGTTAAAAAAGCTGATGTACCTGCTATTATACTTGCTCCAATTGGAAAAATATCACCCGCAATATCGGTAGTCATATCACCCAAATCAAAACCAAGAGGATCTAATGATCTCCATTTTTTTGCTTCAGGGTCACGATAAAAAAGCCTTTGATCTCCTTTAATATTTATTACGTCTACGTTTTCTTCGCCAAATTCTCTTTCAAGAACTATTTGTTGGCTTAT